ACAAATAAGAGCAAAGTCAGTTGGTGAGGTTGTCAAACTTAAACTAAAATGCCACGACCAAGAAAATACTTTTGTTGATTACGATTTAAATGTTGATGAGGTTAAATTAGATAAACCTATATCTGTAGAAAATACAATTAACTTTACAGATAACTATGGTTTGATGATGAGATATCCAACTGTAAAATCATTTTCAAAAGCAGGTTCAACGACTGAGGTTAATCTTGCTTTATTAAAAGACTCAATTCAATCAGTATTTAAAGATGACCAAGTCTTTGATACAGATGATGTTTCTGAAAAAGAATTAGATGAATTTGTAGAAAGTTTAACACAGGATCAATACAATAAAGTTATTAGTTTTATTAACAATATGCCTAGATTATCACATACGATTAACTATAAAAACCCTAATACAGGTAAGGAATTTAAGTTAAATCTACAAGGGATGAAGGATTTTTTTTAGTTTCCCTTTCCCATGATGAACTAGAAAATTACTATAGAACTAATTTTTTATTGATGACTCATCATAAATATTCTATAACAGAATTAGAAATGATGATACCTTGGGAAAGGGAGATTTACTTACAAATGTTAATCGACCACATTAAAGAAGAAAATCAAAGAGCCAAAGAGAGGGCAAGACAAAGATGAGTGAAGAAATAAAAGTTGCAGAACCAAAACAAAAAATACAAGTTGATTTAGAAGTTGATACATCTGTTAAAGACTTAGGTGTTAATCCATATGCAAAATTAATTCATATGGCAAGAGCCGTGGACGCATGGAGAATATTTCCTAGACTATTCTTAACAGTTTATATCATACTATTATATAAATGTGTAATATGGTATATGAACTTAGGTGCTCCGACAATGGAACAAAGTGGGTTAATTAGTATCGTAGTTGGTGCTGGCGCTGCCTGGTTTGGTTTATACACAGGCACAAGTAAGAGTAAGAAATAATTAAATGGCTGAAGTAACCTCATTTACATCTAAACCAGAAGACTTTGGTCCATCAGAATTTTCTGCTATTTTAGCAGAACAGAAAAAGCAAAAGTTAAAAGAAAAAGATGCTATTGCTAATTCTGCTGTTGAATTTTTAGCAAAGAAAAGACTAGACCTTGGTTATACATCAGACAGATTAAAGTCAGAAAATATTGGTAGAACTGCTGTAAATGTTGTTACGAGATTTTCAGGTGACCTTGACAGTTTAAGAGATGTTGAAAATTATGATGAACTTGCTGAATTTGTAAAACTACAAGACAAAGTTACAAAAGAATATAAAAAGGCACTTGCTGACGGAAAGGATGGTAAAGGTGGTGGTCGTTTTGGTGAACTGAATACAAATGAGTTAGGTTATATTGTTAGACATTTAGAACCTGTTACAAACGAACTTAAAAAAGCAGCAGGTACAGCACAAAGATTTAGATTTAAGGTCGATGAAGTAAAAAGTGCTTTTAAACCAGCAAAAATTATTGACAGATTGTTTGGTAGTGATGAGGGATTTTTTGGTAAAAGAATAAGATCCGCAATCAAAAGACAAGAAGCAGCAGAAAAACAAGTTGCAGAAGCACAAAGAGGTGCTGTTGGTGAAAAGTTTAGAGAAAAAGTAGAAAAAATTGAACAAAAGGCCGAAGGTGATGACTTTACTGGAAATATGGGAGAGAGTTTACCTACAGTTACTCCTATGGAAGAAGTTGCTGAACCTGTTAGTAAAACAGCAGGTAAAGGTGCTGCTGAAAGAGAACGAAGAAAAGAACTTGCAGAGCAAAAAGAAAATGTTACTGAAGAAAACCAATCAATATTTCAAGCAATCGCAGACAATACTGAACTTACAGTATTATACCTTGAAGACTTAATAGATTTACAAAAAGAACAGATAAAAGCAACCGAAGAAGCAGGTAGTGGTGGTGGTATGAGTTTGCCTTTCATGGGTGGTAAAGGTAAGGGCAGTAAACCTAAAGGTAAAGGTGGTAAACCTAAAGGTAGTTTTTTTAAACGACTAGCAGGTAAAGGAAAAGGGTTTCTTAGCCGTGCAGGTTCAGTTGCAGCAAGAGTAGCACCCTTTGCTGCTAGAGCATTACCATTTTTAGGACCTATTGGTGCAGTTGCTGGTGCAGGTGCATTGGCATATTCAGCATTTAAGTTTTTCAAAAAGAAAATGAAAGACAAAGACGATAAAGAATTAGAATTATTAAAGGCAGGTGTGTTAAATTACACAGACTCAAAAGCATATAAAGACCAATTTTCTGGTATTACAGATGACATTGATATACCTGAAAAACCAAGAATAGGTCAACCTGGTGAATTTACAGACGCAAATAGAGCATATTTAGAATCAATTGGTGAACAACCTTATGATAAAGATGAACTAAACGAATTTAGAAAACGAGAAGGTATGGCACATTTTATTGATTTGAAGTCAGATAGAGAAATTGCAATGGACGAAGCGTCTAAAAATATTGAAAGTTTAAAAGGTCGTAGAAAAAGAAATGCTGAGAAGATGTTTAGAAGTAAGTTTGGTATGAGATACGACCAATACAAAAAAGGCGAAACGGGTGGTGTTGGTGAAATAGAATTTGGTTTAGCAACAGGACAATTAAAACAAAGTGCAGATGGTTCTATATCAGGTTTTGTAAGAGGTTATGATGGTCCTACAGGTTCATCAACACAAGAATTAATGAAAGTTGCAAAAGAAAGAAATTTGACAGAGTCAGATTTTCCACAACCACTTAATAACATAAACGCACCAGTGGTTACAAATAACACTCAAAGCACTCAAAATGTAATGGATGCTAGTGCAACAAATAGAGATAACACATTTGCCGTAGCAATAGCAAGTGCAGATTTTTAGTATAAATATTACAAAGGATAATAAATGTCATTTTCAGGTTGGGTAAAATCATTAGGAATAGCAGGTGGTGCCGCAGTTGTAGGTGTTGGTGCACAGACTTATAAGTACAGGGATCAAATACCACAAGCATTATCAGGTGACCCAGCATATAGAAGTCAAAGTACTGGTATTTTAAGATATCCATTAGACGTTGAAGCAAAAAATGGTCATTATGTAATATTCAATATATACGAAAGAATGGGTGCCAATTACAATGTGGATAATCCAGATTTAAATGTTCAAAGTGTGGATGCCAATAGTCAGTATTATAATGCTAATTTTACATCTGAAAAGACATTTGACGCAGGAACAGATTTATCAAAAGTACCTTTGTTACCAGACCAACTAAAAGACGCAAAGTTTTTAAAAGGTAATCCAAAAAGACTTATTAAGGATGCAATTGTATTGTATATGCCTGAAGATACAGGTGTTAAACTATCAGCAGAACACACTGCTGCTGAAGTGGGATTAATAGGTAAACTCGCTTCAGGATTAGGTGATATGTTAAAAGGTAACACAACAGGTGGTGAAGCCGCTTTAAGTAATATACTTCAAATGACATCAGCAATAGAACCATTAATAAGTTTTGGTACAATTGGTGGTGCTGAAGGATTAGGTGCTGCAATACAAGCAAAATCAGGTCTTGCTGCAGGCGATGTTACTGAAATGACTTTTAAGGGTATTGGTTATAGAGATTTTTCATACTCATTTACAATGACACCAAGAAATCAAAAAGAAGCACTAACTATAAAAGCAATTGTTGACACATTTGGTTTTCATATGTTACCTGAAAAAATAGGTAGAGGTGCTGCATTAGCATATAGAGTGCCAGGACAATTTACAATGAGATATATGTACCGTGGTAAAACAAATAACTATTTACATCAACAAACATTTATGGTATTAACTGATATGGAAGTTAAATACGGTGAAGGAAAGTTTAGAGCATACAGAGGAGATGAAATTGGTGCTGCACCAATACAAACTACCATTACACTAAACTTTAAAGAAACTGAACTTGTAGATAGAAAAAGATATGCTGATGGTTTATATTCAACAGTAGGAACATAATATGGCAGGATATTTTTCATACTTTCCTAAAATGTTATATGACGTAGAGGGAAATGGTAATCCAAAAGTTGTTACTGATATATTAAGACGTGTTGTAAGTAGAGAAAACACAGACGAAAGTTTTTCAGCATTAGCAGAATACAATATAGCAAATGGTGAAACACCTGAAGTAGTATCATTTAAGGTATATGGTACAGTTGATTATTATTGGATACTATTGTTGGTTAACAATATTAAGGACCGATACTATGACTGGCCATTAAATGAACAACAATTTGAAGCATACGTTAATGGTAAATATACAAATCCATTAGACACACATCATTATGAAATAACACAATCAAGTGGTCCTACATCATCTGTAGATGACTCACATTTAATTCAAGTAAATTCAACTACATCTGGTGCCTTGGCCGTGAGTAATTATGAGTACGAAAGACGATTACAAGAGCAGAAAAGAAGAATCAAAATCATACCGAGAGAGTTTATACCAGAACTTATAGAAGAATTTAAAAATCTTGTTAGGAGATAACCGTGTCTGAACCAGTTGATTATAATGACAATCGGTTACGTTTTCCTGAAGACGTAAGAATTTCATCTGAAATAAATTTAATATCATACGATGGTACAGCGGCCAATATAAGTGCTCAAGTATTAGATGTTAACATTTACGAATCAATCTACAATAACTTTTTAACAGGTGATATTACCTTTGTTGACACATTTGGTTTATCAGAAAGACTGCCTATTATTGGGCAGGAGTTTATTGAATTTAAATTTAGAACACCAGTTGAAACACCAGGTACAACACTAGGTCAACAAGAATATGACTTTGTTAAACGAAAAATGTTTATTTACAAAGTTACACAAAGAAAAAAAACATCTAAAACATCACAAACATTTACGTTAGAGTTTACCTCATATGAAGGTATTAAAAATAATTTAGTACGAGTAAGTCGTGCCTTTACAGGTCCATATGATGATATGGTTGCTGATATTTTTAAAAAACAATGGGGATTAGGAAGTAAAAAACGTTTATTCATTCAACCAACAAAGGGTTCATATAAACACGTTGCACCTAATTTACGTCCTGTAGATTTAATTAATCAAATAGCATCCAAAAGTAGAGGTAAATCATCTATACTACCTGGTTATCAGTTTTACGAAAACATACAAGGTTTTCATTTTAGAAGTATAGACTCAATTTACTTTGTTGTCAAGGGTGGTACTTTAGTTCCTCATCCTGTAGTGTTTGAATATTTTTTAGAATCACAAGGTCAACCTGCTGATGATCCAGAACAATCACCTTTATCGTATTTAAGACGAGTTTACAAATACAGATTTCAACCATCACAAGATTTAATTACCAATGCTAGAAACGGTACATGGTCAAGTCATACAATTACACATGACCTGTACAATAAGACCGTAAAACATAAAAGATTTAATTACATATTTGATTATAATTTCTTACCACACATGACAAAAGACAATAGCGGCTATGACCAAATATCGTACTTTGGTCACATTCCAAGAGTGCCTTATGACTTTCATAACAAAGAACAAAGAGAACATAACTCATCATTGTTTAGAAGTAGAATACCTGCTGGTTACAAGACATTAGCAGATTATTCAGACGGAAAAGTCATATTACAGTCTGATACTCAAAATTTACATAATACCAACGCTACGAACGGCTATGAACTAGAGGAGACTACTCCTATGCGACTTCATGCTAAAAATGTAATGAATCAAATACAACTTATTATGGAAGTACCTGGCAATACAGGTATTACTGTAGGTCAAGTAATTCGTGTAAATGTACCTAGATATTCAGAATCAAGTGAAGACCAGGCAGAAGGAGTAAAACACGACAAATTCCTATCAGAAAAATGGATTATAACACACATACGACATATGCTCAATCCGCAAGACTTTAAACACCGTATGATAATTACTTGCTCAAAAGAAACACTATCTGCTTCATTAACCGATAGAACAGAACCATTTAACGTAGAGGTAAAAGACGAAGCATTACCTCGAAATATAGAAAACGATAAGACCTACTCATAATATGCTTAAAGTTTTTGCGAATTTTAGAAAAAATTTTTTAGAAAGGGTGAATACGGCCTTATGCAAGGTCTCAATAGAGCAAATGTACAAAGAATGTAAGAAATCAACTAAAATATACATTATCTAACAGCAGCAAAGACAATTTGAACAGATATGATAATCAAATACACAGTAAAATCAATGAAACAGACAAACTATCAACATAATACACAATGGAGACCTAGATTAGTGCTACGCACCGCGGACGCCTACGCAGATAGGATAAATAGTTAAAAAAGCATTAGCATGAGAGGATTAAATATGGTCATTTATGGGAATTTTTTATGAGTTACACTAACTTTTTAGGACAAGACGGATTCATTTGGTTTGTAGGTGTTGTAGAAGACAGAGCAGACCCACAGTATCTTGGCCGTATAAGAGTAAGATGTTTAGGTTATCACACAGAGGATAAAACAGTTTTACCTACTTCAGATTTGCCTTGGGCACATCCTGTATTACCTATTACTTCATCAGGCATATCTGGTATCGGCCATACACCAACAGGACTGTTAGAAGGTTCGTGGGTGTTTGGTTTCTTTAGAGATGCCTTATCTAAACAAGAACCAATTATACTTGGCAGTTTACCTGGCCGCCCAAGTGAAATCGCAGATACATCAAAAGGTTTCTATGATCCCAATGGTATCTATCCTCGTTACATTAATGAACCTGATACCAATAGACTGGCTGTCAATGACGAAGACAATCCTCATCTTGGCCTTGAGTTAAGAAAGTCAACTCGTATTACAGGACTTGCAACAGCAGACTTTGACGCAGATACGACCGCAGATGGATCTTCAATAAGTGCAAGTGACACAGATACTTGGGATCAACCAGAAATTGCATACGCTTCGCAGTATCCCTTTAATCATGTATTTGAATCAGAAAGCGGCCATATATTAGAATTTGACGATACATCAACCGCAGAAAGAATATACCTTGCTCATAAAACAGGAACCAGTACAGAATACAATCCCAACGGCGACCGTATAGACATTATAAAGGGAGACCAATATACGCTTACCAGTGCAGACAATAAGGTAAACATAGACGGCCTATCAGACATTACTATAGGTGGCCGTCATAAGATATACATAAACGCAGATGGACAAACTAATAATCACTATGATATACAAGTCGGCCCAAATGCAAATGTTAATATACAAGTAGATACAGGCGACATTAACCTTGTAACAAAACAAGGTAAAGTTAATGTTAATAGTGGTGGTGATTACAACCTTAAAGTAAAAGGGAATATGAGAGTGGCCGTAGAAGGTAATATATTAGAAACAGTAGAAGGTACAAAGACCTCTAACACATCAGGTGCAGTAATACATCGAGGTGCAACAATCGACCTTAATCCATAAGACAGTTAAGGATTAGGCCTATCTGTCATATGACAATTAAGGGTTTGGCCTATCTGTCGTGTAAGACAGTTAAGAGAAAGACCTAACTGTCGCTATAATAACAACTATTAAAACTAGGCTGGCCTTGTAATCTATAAAAGTAGTAAGTAACATATGAATATATCGAACAAGGCCCTATCTAAGCAGCAAACCCGTTCACTACTGTATAGACAAATTTTTTTCGTGCTATTTTTTCTACTACAAGTCGGCTGTGTTCAAGTATCTGTTGGATGTGATGTATCTAACATTGACATAAAAGATAGACAAGCCGCATTAGAGAAATGTAAAGAGAATCCTAACGTTACAGTTAAGGGTGAGTTTTAGTGAGGATTAGATTTATTATACATAGTTATGTTGAGTCCCAGAGGAAAGGTGCTAGAGTAGCAAATACTACATATGTTAAAACTTACAGATAAAGCAATATCAAGGTTATCGTTTCTTTCAGCGACCAAGAACAAAGACTATGTACGTTTATCTATCAAAGGTGGTGGATGTGCAGGTTTTGAATATGACTGGTCTTACACGAATAAGGATAGTATAACTCGTACTGATATAGTAATCAAAGAAGTATTAGTCATTGACCGTATGTTTGAATTGTACTTGTTAGGCTCTACGTTAGATTACGTTGAAGACGACTTTAAGGCCGAGTTTCGATTTAGTAATCCTAATAGTAAAAGCAGTTGTGGCTGTGGTGAGTCGTTTTCTGTATAGGTACTAAAAATTTTTCGCAAAACTTCGAGTGTATTCTAATGTTAACTGTGCGGTTTTTATATAAATAATACTATTAATAATTTTATATTTTTTTTACTTCCGAACATTGTCGAAACCCACAAGAGGACTTACACTTATGCCTAAAAAGCCTAAGAAGATTACACTTACGTCTTTAAGAAAAAAGGCGCCTAAAATACCTGCTCATACTTGCGTTAGTATAGATAATGTAATCAGTAAATTAGAAAAGTTAGTTGAACGTAAAAAGACGTTAAATAAAAAATCGTTAAAAGACTTAACCAAACGATTAGAAAAATTAAGAACGGCCAATGAAGACCTACGAGAAGGTGGTATCTATTGGTACGAAAAATTAAAACTGTTATTAAAAAATAGATAGGAGGTTTCCTATGAATTACTACGTTACAGGAACACTTATTATATTATTAGTTGCGTTTGCATTAATTGTTGGACCTTATCCATATTAAAGTTTTGTTACAATTGATTTTCCTATGTTAAATACTATTGAGCATATTATTGCTCATATCTCTAAAGTAAAACATAGGAAACCTAAATGAGAAAATTATTATTAGTTTTTATAATGAGTTTGATGACAACTATATCATATGCAAGGGATCAAATATCAATTGTTGGTTCTTCAACCGTATTTCCATTTTCAACAGTCGTAGCAGAAAAAGTAGGTAAAAAAGGTATTAAAACACCTGTGATTGAATCTACTGGTACTGGTGGAGGTATGAAATTGTTTTGTAAAGGTATTGGTGTCAATACACCTGATATGACAAACGCAAGTCGAGCCATTAAACCAAAAGAAAAAGAAATGTGTTTTAACAATGGTGTTACCGATATTTCACAAGTGATTGTTGGTTTAGATGGTATTGCGATTATTCATTCAGCAGAAAACAATAGTGTAAACTTTACAGTAGAACAATTATGGCAGGCCTTATCAGCAAAAGGTAACAAACCTGAAAAATGGTCTGACATTGATTCAAGTTTACCAAACATTAAAATATCAGTATTAGTTCCACCACCAACTTCAGGTACAAGGGATGCTTTTAATAGTTTAGTGATGTCAAAAGGATGTCCTAAAGAAATTAAAGAGGCAAACAAAAAAGATTGTACACTATTAAGAGAAGATGGTGCTGCTATTGAAGCAGGTGAAAACGATACTTTGATTATAAACAAGATTGTAGGTGACCCTAATAACTTTGGTATATTAGGTTATTCTTACTATGACGCAAACAAAGACAAAGTAAGAGCAGTTACAGTTAATGGTAAATCAATATCAAAACAATCCATACAAGATGGTTCGTATCCAATAAGTCGACCATTATACTTTTATGTAAAAAATCAACACAAAGGTGTGATACCTGGTATTGATGAATACATTAAAGAGTTTACTTCTAAAAGAGCAATTAGTAATAGAGGTTACTTAACTGATTTAGGTTTAGTACCACTTGCTAATCCACAAGAAGCAATTACACAAGTAAAATAATTAACACAGTTAACGGATTGTAAATTTATCTTTACAGTCCGTTGACTCGATTTACAAAATAGTTGTAAATTTTGTAAAGTT